CCCCAAAAATGCTCCGGGGGAGATTTTGGATCGAAGGTTCCACTTTTTTCCCGCCGGAAGTATCGTGGAAGTCTTGAGATCAGAGAGGAGAAGTCGCCAATGGCCCGGGTAAGACGGCCGGACACCGGTCAAAGACGTCGTAGACCGGCGACTTCTCCGGAGTCCCGGGAGCAGGAGATCGCTGCTTACGCCTATGACCTAGCCGAAGAGCAGATCCAGGCCGGAACCGCCTCTTCGCAGGTCATCACGCACTTCCTCAAGATGGGTTCGACCCGGGAACTGCTCGAACAACAGCGTATTCAGCACGAGAACGAGCTCATGGAGGTGAAGCGGGAGCAGATCGAGTCCCAGAAGAGGGTCGAGGAGCTCTACATGTCCGCTCTCGACGCCATGAGGTCGTATGCCGGCCAGTTGGAGCCTCCCAGCGATGAGGACTAGGACCTACTCGCAACTCCGACGGCTTCCCTCCTTCGAGGAGCGCTTCGGCTATCTCGAGCTGGGAGGCGTGGTCGGAGCCAGCACATTCGGCTTCGATCGGTGGGTGAATCAGCGATTTTACCGATCACCCATGTGGAAACGGGCTCGCCGCGACGTGATTGCCCGTGACAACGGCTGTGATCTGGGGTGCGCCGGCCACGAGATCCATCTCAGCCAAACCATCCTCGTCCACCACATGAACCCGATCCTGATCGACGACATCGTCAACGGAGAGGAATGGATCATCAATCCGGAGTACCTGATCACCACATCTCTCCAGACACACAACGCAATCCACTACGGAGACTGGAGCCTCCTCCCACAAGACTTCGTAGAGAGGTCCAAAGGGGATACGAAGCTCTGGTAGGAGGAAAATCATGGAAACAGAGACCCCTAACCCCCCTGAGAGCCCCGTAGAGGCCCCTTCCGGGCCTTCTGAGGGCCATCCAGAGCCTTCCCCGACCCCGGATACCTCTCAGCCCTCTGAGAGCCCCAAAACGCCTGAGAATGACGACATTGCTCCCGACGCCGATGAGCCCGGAGACGATCTGCCGGCGGAACTGGAGCCTCACGTGACTCCTCCCGACGAGGAGATCCAACCGGACAACGTGGACGAGAAGGGATGAGCGAACGCGTTTCCGGCCTGAGCGACGACCATGCAGCACATGCCAGGGTGATCATCGCCAAGTCGGCGCGGGTCATGGTCGCTCACAAGAGCTCGGTCCACTACACCCAGGGTCCCACCAGGTGGGCGGGCATCAACTACAAGCTGACCATCACCAAGGGACAGTACCCGAGGCGGTGCGACTGCTCGAGCACGTCGCACTGGATGCTGTGGGATGCCATGGCTCGCCCCTACGGGGTCCGTGACCTCGTCTCGCACCTGGCCTGGCAGGGCGGCTGGACGGGCTCCATGTACCAGAACGGCAAGCGCGTCGTTCATGACGAGAACCTGAAGATCGGAGACCAGATCTTCTACGGGGACCAGGGTGGGGGCATCCCTGAGCACGTGGCCACGTATGTCGGTGGCGGCAAGGTCTTCTCACACGGCTCAGAGGGGGGACCGTACATCCTCGACCTGGACTACCGGAAGGACCGGCGAATGAGCAGGAGGTATATCTGATGCCAGATTCCATGACCGCTGCCGAGTACGAGGAGCTGCGAAGCGGGATCGAGTCCGAGCACAACGGCAACCGCGACGCGCGGGAGAAGCAGTACGTCAACGAGAAGGGCAACCTCGAGAAGGCCTATCACGAGGACCTCACGGCCATCCGGGTTGCCAAGGAGCAGGCCATGGTCGCAGCCGGGCTGAACCCCGACGGAAGCGATCCCCAGGGCCGACCGCAGGGGGGGACCCCGACGGAAGAAGAGGAAGATCCGGGCATAACGTGAGAAAGGAGGTTGGAGATGGAAGAGAGCATTTTGAAGAGCACCAAGAAGGTCCTCGGCATCAGCCTGGACGACGAGTCGTTCGATCCGGACGTCATCCAGCACATCAACTCGGCCTTCTCCAACCTCAGCCAGCTGGGCGTGGGCCCCTCGGAAGGCTTCATCATCGAGGACGAGAGTGCCGAGTGGGCTGATCTCGGGATCTTGTTGATCCCGGTTCTCAGCGAGGTCAAGACAGTCGTCTACCTGCGCGTGCGTCTCCTCTTCGATCCGCCGAACACGTCATATCATCTCGAGGCGGTCAACGAGCAGATCAAAGAGCACGAGTGGCGGATCAACGTCCTGAGAGAGGCCTACGCCTGGATGGACCCGGATCCTCCGAAGGAGATCGTCAATGGCTAATCTCGTCATCGTCGCCATTCCTTCCGAGGACGACTACGTCTGGAAGATCTCCAGCGAGAAGGTGCCTCACATGACGCTGCTGTTCCTCGGGGACGCGGTGTCCAATCCGAATAAGATCCAGGAGTTCCTCGAGCACGCGGTCGGCATATTGGAGTTCGGGCCCTTCATGCTCAATGTCGACTACCGGGACACCCTTGGCCCGGATGAGGCCGACGTGCTGTTCTTCCGCAAGGACTGGAGCCTGAACCGGGTGTCGGATTTCCGTGGTCAGCTCCTCAAGAACAACGCCATCAGGACCGCCTGGGAGACGTCGCCGCAGTATGACGACTATCCGGACGGGTGGACGCCGCATATCACGCTGGGATACCCGGCGAGCCCGGCCAAGAAGGACGACCGGGATTATCCGGGAATCCGGTGGATCGAGTTCGACCGCGTTGCCCTCTGGTACGGAGACTACGAGGGCCCGGAGTACCGTCTCGAGTACAACTACGACCTTGCGGAGGTGGGCATGAGCGTTGAGCGCGGGCAGGACTTCGTCGCCCACTACGGCGTCAAGGGAATGAAGTGGGGTGTGCGTAGGAGCAAGGAGGAGCGGGGCGACAAGAAGTTCGCCAAAAAGGCCAGCACCCCCAAGACCTTCGTCGCGATCCACAACGGATCGGTTGCCGAGTTCAACGACAAGATCGGCGCTATCAACGCGAAGTACAAGAACATCGACCTTACCGCCGCCGGCAACAGAGCGAAGCGTGACGCCTACGACCGTGATGTCGAGTCGATGATGGAGAAGGCCTACCAGAACTCGGCCAATCGGATCCGCAGCAAGTCCGGCAACCTCCAGTACCACCTCGAGTTCCAGGGAGACGGGACGTTCAAGATCACGACCAAGCAGGTCAAGCACGACGACGTGATTACCGGTACGCTCAAGCGGGACAAGAAGGGCTACATCACGGGCTACGAGATCGACGAGATGACTCAGAGTGCCCTCGGTGAGGAATTTGTCCTGACTCATTACGGCGTCAAAGGCATGAAGTGGGGAGTCCGTAGAGCTGCGAGTCCCAGGGAGGCGCAGGCACAGAGCGTCGTCAGGTCTGTCGGCAAGACCAAGGTCAAGGCCACCGGTGGGGAGAACCAGCCAGCCCATATCGACGCGATCAAGGCCGCGACGTTCAAGCAGAAGCTCAAGAAGAGCGGTCATGCCTCGCTCTCCAATCAGGAGCTGCAGGATCTGGCCAACCGGCTGAATCTGGAGCAGCAGGTTTCCCGGCTCATGTCGACCCCGACCAAGGCCACGTCTCCTGGGAAGCAGTTCGTCGCAGAGACGCTCACCGGTGTCGGCAAGCAGCAGACGCAGAGGCTGGCCAACGAGGCTGCGACGGCGGCGACCAATCAGCTGTTCAAGAAGGGGAAGAAGCAGTTCGGATTCAGATAGGAGGTGGCTATGGGACTGTCCAACACCGCGACACCGATCTATTACGGACAGTTCCGCGAAGCCGTCATCCGAGGCGAGATCCCGGTCAACCGGGAGATCTCCATGGAGATGAACCGCATCGACGCGCTCATCTCCAATCCGAACATCTACTACGACGACCAGGCGGTGGAGGGATTCATCCGGTTCTGTGAGGGTGAGATGACTCTCACCGACGGAGCGGACCTCCACCTCCTGTTCACGTTCAAGCTGTGGTCCGAGCAGATCTTCGGCTGGTACTACTTCGTCGATCGTAGCGTCTATGTCCCGTCCGAAGGAGATCGGGGCGGCCACTACGAGACGAGGACGATCAAGAAGAGGCTGACGCTCAAGCAGTATCTCATCGTGGCCAGAGGCGCAGCCAAGTCGATGTACGCCGCTCTCATCCAGGCCTACTTCATGACCGTCGATACGTCGACCACGCATCAGGTCACGACGGCTCCGACGATGAAGCAGGCCGAGGAGGTCATGTCGCCGATCAGGACGGCGATCACGCGCGCGCGGGGACCGCTGTTCCAGTTTCTGACCGAAGGATCGATGCAGAACACGACGGGCAATCGGATGCTCCGTCAGAAGCTGGCGTCGACGAAGAAGGGGATCGAGAACTTCCTAACCGGTTCGCTGTTCGAGATCCGGCCCATGGCCATCAACAAGCTTCAGGGATTGCGGACAAAGATCGCCACCATCGACGAGTGGCTGTCCGGAGATCTCCGAGAGGACGTCATCGGCGCTGTCGAGCAGGGCGCGTCGAAGCTCGAGGACTATTTGATCATCGCCATCAGCTCCGAGGGAACGGTCCGAGCTGGTTCCGGCGATACCATCAAAATGGAACTCATGGACATCCTCAAGGGCGAGTACACCGCGCCGCACATCTCGATCTGGCACTACAAGCTGGACGAGATCGAGGAAGTAGGGGATCCGTCGACGTGGCTGAAGGCCAATCCCAATCTCGGACAGACGGTGACGTATGAAACATATCATCTTGATGTGGAGCGGGCGGAGAAAGCACCGGCTTCACGTAATGACATCCTGGCGAAGCGCTTCGGGATCCCGATGGAAGGGTACACGTATTTCTTCACCTATGAGGAGACTCTTCCGCATCGCCATCAGGAGTTCTGGCAGCTCCCGTGCGCGCTCGGAGCAGACCTCTCGCAAGGCGACGACTTCTGCGCGTTCACGTTCCTCTTCCCTCTGAGACACGGCTTCGGCGTCAAGACGAGATCTTACATCACTTCGCTGACGCTGATGAAGCTCCAGGCCGCGATGCGGCAGAAGTACGAGGAGTTCATCAACGAGGGCTCGCTTCACGTGATGGAGGGCACCGTGCTCGACATCGACGAGGTCTACGAGGATCTCGACAAGTTCGTGCTGGTCTCCGAGTACGACGTCAGGGCCCTTGGCTACGACCCGTACAACGCCAAGGTGTTCGTCACTCGCTGGGAGGCCGAGAACGGGCCCTTCGGGATCGAGAAGGTTATCCAGGGGGCTAAGACGGAGTCGGTCCCACTGGGAGAGCTCAAGATCCTCAGCGAGGAGCGACTGCTCATCTTCGACGAGCTTCTCATGCAGTTCGCCATGGGCAACGCGATCACCATGGAGGACACCAACGGCAACCGGAAGCTCCTCAAGAAGCGCCAGGAGGAGAAGATCGACAACGTGGCGGCCCTCATGGACGCCTACGTCGCATACAAGGCGAACAAGGAGGCGTTCGAGTGAACAACATGGATCGAATCTTCTCGAGGTCTGGTCCTGTCACCCTGCTCGAGGACAGGCAGGTCCGGATGTTCGAATCGGACAACTGGACGGATGTGAACAATCCATTCGTGGATCCATCTCTCCCAGGGATCAAGATCTCGAAGAACTCGATATACGTCCTCTGGGCGACAGCCGAGCGCAAGTTCGACACGGTCGATGATCAGGCCTCTTTCACAATCGTCGTGAAGGCGGAGGGAGAAGAGGACTACAACCAGCAGTTCGGGACGGACATCGGTATGGAAGACACGATAGATTCTTGGGGGATGTTCCAGACTGTTGATCCGATCCTCACTGTCGCGACCTGGGATGTGGAGCTACATCCTGCCTTCGGCTTCTGGCGATGGGATCTCGACCACTCTGTTTCTCCAGAAGGGACCATCCAGTTTCGCAACGTCAGAGTTGTTGTTATCGAGTTCACGTAAAGGAGGTGATGTATGGCCAAGCTCGGTGACCGGCTGAAACATGCGTGGAACGCGTTCACGACCGGGCGCGATCCGCTGCGAACCTATACCGGGGAGTACGGAGAGTTCTACGGCGGACGGCCGGACCGGCAACGGCTTCACTTCTCGAACGAACGCTCAATCATCTCCTCGATCTATAACCGTCTCGGGATCGATGTCTCCGGAGTCGAGGTTCGGCATGTCAGGACCGATGACCAGGGTCGATATCTCGAGGACATCGACAGTGGCCTGAACAACTGCCTGGTTCTCGAAGCGAATTTAGATCAGGCAGCTCGTCACTTCCGCCAGGATATCGCCATGACGCTCTTCGACAAGGGCATCGCGGCTGTTGTCCCGGTCGACACGTCGATCAGTCCTCTGGAATCTGGAGGTTTCGACATCCAGACGATGCGGGTCGGTGACATAGTCGGCTGGTTCCCCAAGCACGTCCGGATCAACCTCTACAACGAGAATCTGGGCCGGCGACAGGAGATCACACTGCCGAAGGCGACTGTCGCCATCGTGGAGAACCCTCTCTATTCGGTCATGAACGAGCCGAACTCGACGTTGCAGCGGCTTATCCGGAAGCTCAATCTTCTCGATGCGGTCGACGAGCAGTCTGCTTCCGGGAAGCTCGATCTGATCATCCAGCTTCCGTACGTCATCAAGTCGGAAGCAAGGAGACAGCAGGCTGAGCAACGGCGGAAGGACGTCGAGTTCCAGCTCAAGGGCAGCCAGTACGGAATTGCCTATACGGATGGGACGGAGAAGATCACCCAGCTCAATCGTCCGGCCGAGAACAACCTCATGTCCCAGATCGAGTACCTGACCAATCTGCTGTACAGCCAGCTCGGCCTGACACCGGAGGTCATGAACGGAACGGCTGACGAGAAGACCATGCTCAACTACTGGGCTCGCACGATCGAGCCTATTCTCGATGGCATGGTCGAGGCCATGAGGCGCACGTTCCTGACGAAGACGGCCAGGACGCAGAAGCAGACGATCATGTACTTCGCCAATCGTCTCAAGCTCATTCCCGTCGGTGGTGAGGGTGGCATCGCCGACATCGCCGACAAGTTCACTCGAAACGAGATCGCGTCTTCGAACGAGATCCGACAGATCATCGGATGGAAGCCTTCGAAGGAGGCGAAGGCGGATCAGCTGGTCAACTCCAACATGCCTCAGTCCGATACCGGCGTTCCGCCGCCGAGAGACGGAGGAGGAACTTCGGAGAACGGATCCGGTAACCCCGAGAATGTCCCTGCCCCAACCGGCTGAGGACCGAAGATCCAAATAGGAAAGGAACAGTCAAAATGGGAGACAAGTCCCGTCTGGTCTTCGGTGACTTGCCGGAGAACAGCCTGATGCACACGGCTATCGCGATCAAGCCCGACTTCTCGGGCTGGGCGACGAAGGCCAATCTGAAGTGCTCGGACGGGCGGACCATTCTGCCCAACGCCTTCGCCCATCAGGACAAGGCGCAAGTGCCGCTGGTCTGGCAGCACGGCCACAGCGAGCCTAGCAACGTGCTGGGGCACACGATCCTCGAGAACCGCGACGAGGGCGTGTACTGCTACGGCTACTTCAACGATACCGATCAGGCGAAGAACGCCAAGACGCTCGTGTCCCACAAGGACATCAGCTACTTGTCGATCTTCGCCAATCAGCTCATCGAGAAGGCCAAGCAGGTCTCGCACGGCGTCATCCGTGAGGTCTCGCTGGTCCTGGCGGGCGCCAATCCCGGCGCTCTGATCGACAACATCGAGCTGCAGCATGCCGATGGTGACATGGTGACCCTCGAGGACGAGGCCGTCATCTACACCGGCGAAGAGCTCCAGCACGGTGAGAGGACGGGCGAGCCCGGAAAGCCGCCGACAGTCCCGGATCCTTCCTCGGACGATGACGAGACCACGGTCCAGGAAGTCTACGACGGCATGACCCCCGAGCAGAAGGAAGTCGTCCACTACATGGTGGGCGCAGCTCTCGAGTCCAACGGCAGCGGAAGCAACGAACCCATCACCCACTCCGGAAATCCGGGCAACGACAAGGAGAACGGACGCACCATGACGCGGAACGTCTTCGAGCAGCAGAATCCCGGGTCGGAGGCCGGGGGGAAGCAGCAGCTCTCCCATGACGACATCAAGGGCATCGTCGCCGATGCCACCCGACTCGGCTCTCTCAAGGAAGCCGTCGAGGGATACGCGCTGAAGCACGGGATCGAGAACATCGATGTGCTCTTTCCCGACGCCCGGAACGTCACGGACACCCCCGAGTTCGACAAGAGGCGTACCGAGTGGGTCTCGTCCGTTATCAACGGGACGAAGCACTCCCCGTTCTCCCGCATCAAGTCCATCCTCGCGGACATCACCCACGACGAAGCGCGGGCCCGGGGGTACATCAAGGGCAACATGAAGAAGGAGGAGTACTTCGGGCTCACCTCTCGTGTCACCACGCCGTCGACGGTCTACAAGAAGCAGAAGCTGGACCGTGACGACATCATCGACATCACCGACTTCGATGTCGTCGCGTGGCTCAAGGGCGAGATGCGTCTCATGCTCGACGAGGAGCTCGCGCGCGCGATCCTGATCGGCGACGGCCGTGCGGTCGACGACGAGGACAAGATCAAGGACCCCGCTGGCGCCACTGAGGGCGCCGGGATCCGGTCGATTCTCAACGACCATGATCTCTACGCGGCCACGGTCAACGTCAACATCGACGACGCCAATTCGAGCCCCACGGAGGTTGTCGATTCCGTCATCGACTCCATGCGGTTCTACAAGGGCACGGGCTCGCCGACGATGTACACGACGCTGCCCATGATCACCCGGATGCTGCTCGCTCGCGACACGCTCGGCCGGCGGCTGTACAGGACGGTGTCGGATCTGGCCTCCGAGATGGGCGTTTCCTCCATTGTGGCCGTCGAGGTCATGGAGGGACAGGAAGACCTGGTCGGCATCATCGTCAATCTCCAGGACTACACCGTCGGCGCGGATCGCGGCGGCGATGTCTCGATGTTCGACGATTTCGACATCGACTACAACCAGTACAAGTATCTGATGGAGACCCGTCTCTCGGGCGCGCTCACCAAGATCCGGTCCGCGCTGGTCGTCAAGAAGGTCGCAGGGTCCAGCACGCTGGTCGCTCCTACGGCACCGTCGTTCGATGACGAATCCGGTGACATCACCATCCCGACGGTCTCGGGAGTCGAGTACCACAACTCCGATGACGATTCCGTCGTCTCCGGGACGGTCACGGTGGATCCGGGATCCTCGGTCACCATCTACGCGGTCGCCACCTCGGGGCACTACTTCGCCAACAACGTCGAGGACCAGTGGACGTTCTCGATGCCGGCTGCCTAGTTCGCCGTAGATGGCGAGGTACCACGGGAAGGTCGGGTATGCCGAGACCGTGGAGGAATCGCCTGGTGTGTTCGTGGATAGCATCACCGAGCGTGCATATTTCGGTGACATAATCCGGAACAGCAGGAGGCTTACCGAGGGAGAGACCGTCAACTCGGCTATCTCCACCGGGAATTCGATCAGTATCGTGGCCGACCCCTACGCGAGGGAGAAGTTCTTCGCCATCCGATACGTGGAATGGATGGGGATTCTGTGGATCGTCTCAGAGGTCGAAGTTCAGAATCCCCGTCTGATCCTCACACTGGGGGAGGTGTACCATGGACCCACGCCCGGAGCTTCAGACGCTCCTTGAGTCGTTCACGGGACACGTTTACTTTCAGCCTCCTGCAAACATCCAAATGCAGTATCCGTGCATCGTCTACGAACGGGATGGAGTCCCGGAAGGCGCACATCACGCGGACAACAGGCCATACAGGCTTATCAAGCGATACCAGGTGACGGTCATCGACCGGAATCCCGACAGCAACCTGCCAGACAAGGTGGAAGAGCTGCCCACGTGCAGATTCGACCGTTCGTTCGTGGCAGAAAACCTCAACCACTACGTCTTCAACCTCTTCTTCTAGAGAAAGGAACGTCATGCCCCCTTTGGTGTGGGATCAGGTCGGTGAGCGCCTCTACGAGACCGGCGTCGATCACGGAGTTCTCTACATCCCCGACGAAACGGGCGTCTACGGTACGGGTTTCGCGTGGAACGGTCTCACGACCGTCACCGAGTCGCCCGGTGGTGCCGAGTCCAATCCGCAGTATGCGGACAACATCAAGTACCTGAACCTCCTCTCCGCCGAGGAGTTCGGCGGAACGATCGAGGCCTTCACCTACCCGGACGAGTTCGGCCAGTGCGACGGCACGGCCTCGCCCGCCGAGGGCCTCTCAGTCGGCCAGCAGGGACGAAAGGTCTTCGGCCTCTCGTACAGGACCCAGCTGGGCAACGATCTGGAGGGGACGGACCACGGGTACAAGCTGCACCTGATCTACGGCGCCCAGGCATCGCCGTCGGAGAAGGCGTACGCGACCATCAACGACTCGCCCGAGGCGATCTCGTTCTCGTGGGAGATCTCGACCACTCCAGTTCCTGTCACCGACCTCAAGCCCACCTCTCTGATCGTCGTCGACTCCACCGTGGTCGATGCGACCGGGCTGTCAGATCTCGAGGAAGCCCTTTACGGAGGAGCTGCCACCGCGAGGCTTCCTCTCCCCGACGAGGTCATCGCCATGTTCGCCGCCGGCGGCGGAGGAGGCTAGTCCTCCGGAAAGGACCAGGGAATGCTCACTATAACGGTTTCAGGAGCCGAGATGTTCGATGACGGAGCGCAGGAATTCACCACGGAGGGCGACGTGGTCCTGGAACTGGAGCATTCCCTGGTCTCGATGTCAAAATGGGAGTCGGAGTACGAGAAGCCCTTCCTCGGAGCCAAGCCGAAGACCCCGGAAGAGGTCCTCGGCTACGTTCGATGCATGTGTTTGACCTCCAATGTTCCTCCGGAGATCTTCAACAAACTCTCCCAAGAGAATGTCGAGGACATAAACACCTATATCGATGCCAAGATGAGTGCTACGTGGTTCAGTGAGCAACCAGGAGCACCGAAGTCCCGAGAAGTCATCACCGCAGAGCTCATCTACTACTGGATGACGATCTTCCAGATCCCTTTCGAGTGTGAGAAATGGCATCTCAACCGCCTTTTCACCTTGATCCGGATCTGCAACATTAAGCAGGCCAAGCCAAAGAAGATGAGCCGTACGGAGATAGCTGCTCGCAATCGTGAGCTCAATGCCCAGAGGAGGCAACAACTGGGATCGAAAGGATAGGTCATGCCCAAGCTCGAGTGGGATAAACCGGGAGACCGGGAATTCCAGACGGGAGTTGACCGAGGGGTCTTGTATCTCCCTAATGGAAGAGCCGTGTCCTGGAATGGTCTCACCGGTGTCGACGAAAAGTTCGATATCGAGATGAAGACATACTACCAGGACGGTGTGAAGTATCTCGATCACCAGGTGATGGGCGACTACTCCGCCACACTCAAGGCCTTCACCTACCCGGATGAGTTCGAGCAGTGTATAGGCCTGGCTACCCGGGGAAGCGGGCTTGTTTTTCACGATCAGAAGCCCACCTCGTTCGGTCTTTCCTACCGGACCATGCTCGGAGACGATCTCGAAGGCCTGGAACTTGGATACGTGATCCATATCCTCTACAACCTTCGTGCCGTGCCGGGAGACATATCGTACACCTCGATCGGTAAGGATGTTTCTCCGATCGAGTTCTCATGGACTGTTAGCGGGACCCCGGAAGCGGCATCCGGGCACAGGCCCACAGCTCATGTCAGCATCAACTCGACGAATCTCGACTTCGGCATGATCCAGACCATCGAAGACATCCTCTACGGGACCGACATCGACGTTCCGTATCTTCCATCCCTTGCTGAGCTCATAGACACCATCGATAATCCAGTGTCCATCATCGACAACGGCGATGGTACCTGGACCGCCATCGGCGGAGCCAGTGCCGTCTCCTTGCTCAGCGATACCGTCTTCCAGGTAAAGGGCATACCCGTCAACTACATCGATCGGTATACATATCAGATCGAAACCACCGACTAGGAGGCCTCATGGGGACCATTACAGGCCTTACGGCCGAGCGCATGCTGCAGATCGAGGCCGAGTCGGTCCATCAGGCCTCGGTCGACGTGTCGGCACTTGTTCCCGCGGTCGATGCCGGGACCGGAGCTCAGGGGAGTCTCGAGCTGGGCAAGGCGTATCGCCTCGACAAGTTCGTCGTGGACAAGCCCTGCCGGCTGCGTCTGTATGCCTCCTCGGGATATCGCTCCGCAGATGCTGATCGTCCTCGGGATGAGGATCCGGTGGGTGATCACGGATGCATTCTGGAGCTGTTCGCCGTCCCAGATCTCCTGACCATGTTGCTTCTGCCGATGCCCCATGGATACGTGGAGTCAGGCTTCACATATTTCTCCATCGTGAACGACGGGGACACGGGAGACATCAACTTCACGTTCACCGAACATGTACTGGAGACCTAGATGGCGATCGAACATCAGAACACCAGCATCGGAAACGCCACGGCTGCTCTGACGTCTGCAGCTGTTCAGAGTGCATGGCGAGATGCTCTGGTCAACCATGCCTCCGGGGCGTGGACACTCGAAGAGGAATTCGATGGACCGACCGCAATCATGCACTGGGTCGTCGTCAAGTGTTCCAACTCCGTCTCCGGTGCCGGAACCGACTTCTATGTCTGCATCGGGAGACGTGTCTCGGATGGGCAGATGGGTGTCATGGTTGGTGAGGTCTATATCGCCGCGGCCAATCAGCTCAGCAAGTACGTTCCGATGTCCAATGGCACAGGCACGATCCTGGCTGACGACACGTACGGCAACCCGACCGCCGCCACCTGGACCCTGAACGACACCTGGGTGGACAACTTCAACGGAAACCCGCAATTCCAAGGGTCGGCACATGCGGCCACAGAGCGCATATTCACCTGTGTCGACAAGGACTACGCGATTCTCAACGCCAACAACACGTCGTTCTATGTCGGCGCTATGACGGATCTCATCGTCCCGAAGTCAGGTCTGGTGGCCACTCCGGCCATCGCCTGCTGCAATCTCTTGCAATCAGTACCAGGATTGTTCGGAGGAATCACCCGGCATCCGATTCCTGCGGCGGACGCGCCTCTCTCCACGTATTACCCGTTCGCCCTTCAACCGATCGCCCAACAACCATATATCGAATCCGTTGCCATGCAGGATCAGGCGTTCATCACCGGGGTATATGGTTTCCCAGACCGTTATCAGGGAGATCGCGTGGCGGCCAGCGAGGTCGTCGGACTTATGAGAGGATCGTACGAGAGCAGCTATGCCTCCAACGATCCGAAGAAGCTTGGCGTCGTCCGCGCGAAGTTCAAGGGAATCCGATTCACGACGGGACCCAAGGCGGCTGTCGCATATGACAACATAGTCGTCGATAGCAAGAATCACGTTGTCATCTGGGCTACCGGAACTATCTCGATGGGTCCCTACATCAACTTCGTCCAGCCATATCAGTACGACAGCACTACCCAGCTCATGCTGGTCACGGACACGGGGATCGCCGCCTGATGGCCGATTTCGCGACGACCAACATCACTCCGGCGGTTCCGGCTGTGACGAGCTTTGTGACGGTCGCTCTCTGGACCCAGAGGCCTCCGATGCAATGGTCTCCGGAAATGGTGACGAAGCCATCGCCACGGACACCGCTTCCTCCAGGAAGCGAACCACGTTCAAACGTCGGCCTCGTGTTCCCCCGAGGAGGCTGACACATGGGGGGCCCAGTTTGACCAGGACCGGTTACTGGGCCTCCCACCTTAGAAAGGAGGGGAGATGCGAACTCGATTCGTAGGATATTCAGGAGAGCGGCCACCAGTTCCTGGAACCGAGCCGGTTGATCCGATCGATCCGAATCCGGATCCCCCTCCAGACCCGGATGATCCCAGCATTCCCGATCCGCTGACCCTGACCCTGGCGACCGGGGAATTTCACAAGCTTGACTATCTGGCTATGGGGTACAACCGCTTCGACGTCATGTGCATAGGTGCCGCCGGGGGAAATGCGGGCCATGTGAAGCAGACCATCCCGGACAGCGCCCCGCACAAACAAAGTCCTCCGTTCGACTACGATCTTTATTTCAATTCCTACGTCCATTTCTTCGGAGGCGGAGGCGGAGGCGGAGGAGTTCATCGGGTCAAGGGCCGTCTTGCACTGCTTCCGACAATCGTGCCGGTCGTCGTGGGACAGGCAGGAGCAGATGGCGCATATTCGGAAGTGGTTGCGCCGTTTCACCATTGGAGTTCCGGAGGAACCGGTGAGATACCTGTTACGATTCCTCCTGGCGAAGATGGCGAAGCATCATCTTTCGGTGGAACGATCTGCCGAGCATCGGGTGGAAAAGGAGCACCCGGGCAGGGAGGGGGCGCGGGAGGAATCGGCAACGCCGAATTGAGCGGCGGTGGAGCAGCTCCGGGTCAGAACGGTCCCTGGGATGGTGTGATCGGCTCCGGAGGCGGAGGGGGTTCCGGGGCCAAGATCTTGGCTGTGAACGGAACCTATGCTTCTGGAGGAGGTTCCGGCACAGCAGGTGGCGATGGAGCTGTGTCTGCTGCCGATCCGACCACAAAGGGCCTCGGACGGGTCTCGGAAGGCTTCGGCCTGGATTATACCCGTGTTACCTCTGAGACCGTCGGCGGGGTTCTCACCGGATACAACACCCTCGTTGGCGCGCATTACGAGGCTCTGAATGCCACTGGCGGAGCTGGAGGAGGGGCCAAGCCGTTTCTCATCAACGGAGAGAACGCCCAGTACGGATCCAAGACGTCCAGTGGCCTGGCTACCACACCGCACGAGAACGGCCTGGTCGTCATCCGCCTGACCTACATCATCACCTAGAAAGGAGGAGCCTTGATCACGGTCACCACTCGAGGCTCCTTCAAGACCACTATGGCATTTCTTCAGCGTATGAAGAACCGAGACGAGTTCAGGTCTCTGGGGAAATATGGAAACCTCGGAGTCGCCGCTCTGAAGGAAGCCACGCCTGTCGATTCCGGGGTGACGGCCGAGAGCTGGATGTACGAAGTCATCCAGAAGCCCGGATATTACTCTATCCAGTGGTACAACACCCACACGGAGGAGCCTGGCCATATTCCTATTGCCGTGCTCATCCAGTACGGCCATGGCACCAGGCAGGGCGGTTACGTGCAGGGAAGGGACTACATAAATCCAGCTATGCGTCCCATATTCGACCAGATAGCCGACGCCATGTGGAAGGAGGTGACCCGTGCCTAGTATTGACGAACGTGTCGTAGCGATGAGCTTCGAGAACACCTCGTTCGAGGCCAAGGTCGCCACGACCATGGCGACGCTGACCAAGCTCGACGTAACGATCCAGAACGTCGGTAAGACGTCTGGTCTCTCCAATATCGAGGCTGATGCCAACAAGGTCACTCTCCAGGGACCGATGTCGGCTCTGGACAAGCTGAAGGCCAAGCTCGGTGTGACAAACGCTGGAACGACCTTCAACGATATGGAACGAGCCTCCGACCGGGTCACTCTTGATGGCCCGATGTCGGCGCTGGACAAGCTGAAGCAAAAGCTTGGCATGACCAATGCCGGGTCGACGTTCTCCGATATGGAGGGCGCTTCCCAGAAGGTCAGCTTCTCGGCTCTCACTTCCGCGATCGACGGCATCGGATCACATTTCTCCGCGCTGACCGTGGCTGCCGGAGTGGCTCTGGGCGGACTCGTCACTCAGGTGGCGTCCAAGGCAGGCCAACTAGCCAAATCACTCACCCTGGATCCCATCACCGGGGGTCTTCAGGAATATGCGACCAATCTGAACTCGATTCAGACCATCCTGGCCAATACCCAATCCCAGGGTGCCAATCTGCAGGATGTCAATTCGGCCCTGCAGCAGCTGAACAAGTACTCCGATCAGACGATCTACAACTTCTCGGAGATGGCGCGGAACATCGGCACCTTCACGGCTGCCGGTGTCAAGCTCCAGCCCGCCGTAGACGCTATCAAGGGCATTGCCAATCTGGCAGCTCTCTCTGGTTCCAATTCGCAACAGGCCTCGACGGCGATGTATCAGTTGTCGCAAGCCATCGCCGCGGGCAAGGTCAATCTTCAGGATTGGAACAGCGTCGTCAATGCCGGAATGGGTGGCGAGGTCTTCCAGAAGGCCCTGTTCAACACGGCCAAGGCAATGGGAACTCTCACCGGAGTTCCTGTCGGTCAGACGTTCGAGGAATGGAAGAAGGCGGGAAACAGCTTCCGTCAGTCACTGAGTGCCACTCAGAAGGCTGCCACAGATGGTACTTCTGCGATCAAGACAGCTCAGCAGAATGCTGCGAAAGCCGTCTCGGATGCCCAGAAGTCTGCAGCTGATGCAACGGAACAGGCTGCCACCAGAGTCAAGGATGCCCAGGATGGCGTCACCGAGGCGACCAAGCAGGGAGCCCGGGATGTCGCAGACGCTGTAAGGGCACAGACCGACACGGTCAAGCAGTCCGCCGAGGATGTGAGATCCGCTCTCGACGGAGTAAGAGAGGCCCGGAAGCGGCTTGCCGAGGCGATGAAGCCCCCGAGCAAGGACGAGCTCCAGGCTGCGGCGGACAATCTCAAGACGGCTCAGCTGGACCAGGCCGACCTGGCGGATGCGGTTACGCAGGCTCAGCAGGAGCAGACTCGTGCCTCGGAGGATCTTGCCACCGCTCAGGCCAAGCTCACCTCGGTGCAGGCAGCTGGAGGAAGCGCTGCCGATATTCAGGCAGCTCAGCGGGCGGTCGAGGACGCGCAGAAGCGTGTCACCGATTCGGCTGATGCTCAGACCCGAGCCAGGATCCAGCAACGGGCCGCGACCCGTGACGTCGACCAGGCGGAGAAAGACCTCCAGGCAACGCGTGAGAAGGGCACCAAGAAGGACCAGAACGTCAAAGATGCCCAAGACGCCCTTACCGATGCCACGCAGAAGTACAAGGACGCCCAGGTCAAGGCCCAGCAGGATATTGCCTCCGCTTCGGACAAGGTAGCGGATGCACGCCGGAAATCCGTCGAATCACAGCAGAAGGCCGGAACCGCCTTGGCCAAGGCCGAGAAGGACCAGGCCGAGACGATCAAGGAAGCCCAGGAGAAGGTTGGCGAGGCTCACAAGCAGGCGGCTGCGCAGATCAACGCGGCCCGGGACTCGATCAGCAAGAAGGGCCCGGATACTTGGCTGACTTCCGATGTCCTGACCAGGACCCTTCAGCAGTTCACGGGCGATATGTCGGATGCTCAGCTCAAGGCACAGGGCTTTACCGATGAGCAGATCAAGTCGATCCAGGCCACGGCCAAGACGGCTAAGGCATCCGCGACCGAGGTCAAGACGCTCGGGCAGGTCTTCGACGTCGCCAAGGAGACGATCGGCTCAGGCTGGTCTCAGACGTTCCAGACCATATTTGGCAATTTTACCGAGGCCAAGGGTACCTTTACCGGGCTTTCGAACGAGATCAACGGCTTCATCAACACGAATTCGAACGCTCGTAACCAGGTCCTCTCGGACTGGAAGGCCCTGGGCGGTCGCACGGTCCTCATCGACGGCATCACCAACGCCTTTGAGGCCCTCGGATCCATCGTCAAGCCGATCCACGATGCGTTCCGGGAGATATTCCCGGCCAAGACGGGCAAGGACCTCTATGACCTGACGGTCCGTTTCCGGGACCTGATGGAGAACTTCAAGATAGGTCCTGAGACGGCGGAAGGGCTCAAACGGACCTTCGCGGGGTTCTTCGCCGTCCTCCATATCGGATGGACCATCGTCAAGGACGTGGCCAAAGTCATCGCCGATCTCCTTGGCGTGGCCGAAGAAGGCTCCGGGGGATTCCTGGCAATCACGGGAGCAGTCGGAGACTTCTTCGTCGCCCTCGACGAGGCCATATCCAAGGGCAAGGGCCTGGAGGGGTTCTTCACCGGGCTCGAGGGAATCCTCAAGGTGCCCATCCAGCTTCTCGGGCAGGTTGCGCATCTCATCGCCGGCTTGTTCGGCGGAGACTCGTCGAGCAAGGCCAAGGGTGTCTCCGACTCCATGAGCACGGTCAGCGAGGGACTGAAGCCCCTGGCAAAGGTCCTGCCGGTCGTCTCGGATGCCTGGGACCACCTCATGGGCATATTCGACAAGGTCGCGGACCGGGTCGGGCCTGCTCTGCAGGGAATCGGCGATGCGATCAGCAACTTCACCGAGGTCATCGCCAACGCGTTCCAGAACGCCAATTTCGACACGGTGTTCGCCGCGATCCAGACCACATTGATCGGCGGGATATTCCTGGCCATCAAGAAGGGTCTGGGCGGTGGAGTCGGTGTTGACTTCGGCGGCGGCATGCTCGAGAACCTCAGCAAGTCGTTCGAGGCTCTCACCGGCAACCTGAAGGCGATGCAGCAGAACATCCAGGCCGGAACGCTGCTCAAGATCGCTGCCGCCATCGGCATATTGGCGGCGGGCATAGCGGTCCTGGCCTCCATCGACCCGGAAGCACTCACCCGGGCGATGACGGCGGTTGCAGTCGGCCTTGGCGAGCTGGTGGGTGCGCTGGCGCTGCTGTCGAAGTTCGCGGGCGGCACGTCGTTCGTAACCATGCCGCTCATCGCGGGATCTCTGGTCCTGCTGGCCACAGCAGTGACCATTCTGGCCGGGGCGACGAAGATATTCGCCACGATGTCATGGGAGGACATCATCAAGGGGCTTACCGGGGTTGCGGGAGTCCTGGTGGCGGTAGGTGCCGGTGTCAAGCTCATCGGTCCCGATGTGTTGGTGATCGGTCCAGGGCTCTTGGCCATTGCGGTGGCCATGAACGTCCTGGCCGTGGCGGTGAAGATATTCTCCGATCTGTCCTGGGAGGAATTGGCCAAGGGATTGATCGGTGTCGGTGGCGCTCTGACCGCCATCGGTATCGGGCTCGTCGGTATAGGACCCGAGATATTGCTCATCGGCCCAGGGCTGGTGGCCACCGCCATTGCTTTGACGCTCCTCTCCGGAGCTGTCGCGTCGTTCGGAAGCATGGATCTGAAGACACTTGGTCTGGGCATCTTGGGCATCGCCGGGGCACTCGTGGCCATCGGGCTGTCCATCCAGGCCATTCCGCCGACAGTCGCTCTCCAAGCTGCCGGTCTGGTCATATTGGCCGTGGCTCTGACAGGAATTGCCGGAGCCATAGCCTTGATGGGGAACTTGGCCATAGGAACCCTGGTCAAGGGCATCACGGCCATGGGAGCAGCGCTCGTTGTCCTCGGAATCGGGTTGACAGCGATGGCCGGGACCCTCCCCGGCTCGGCTGCGTTGCTGGCCGCAGCGGCAGCATTGGCCATATTGGCTCCCGCCATCGGTCTATTGGGGACGATGAAGTGGGAGACCATCTTCAAGGGCCTGGCCTCGATTGCGCTCGTTCTCGGCACTTTAGCGGTTGTCGGGACGGTTGCCTCTTCGGGACTGGTGGCTCTTGGCGTGGCCTTGCTGCCGCTCGGTGCCGCCATGGTGCTGGTGGCTGGATCGGTGTATCTCTTCGCCAAGGCGATCCAGATCATGGGCGACGAAGGCGGGAAGGCTGTCGCGGCGGTCATAGTCGCGCTCACGGCCCTGGTCGCGGTGTTCCCGAAGATCGTCATCGACTTCCTCAAGGGATTGGTGTCGATCGTCGAGTCCGTGGCCAAGATCGCACCACCGGTCCTGCTGGCGATCGGGACGATGCTCGACGCGATCATCGCGTTCGTCATCAAGGAGGCACCAAAGCTGGCCGTGGCTGTGACGGCATTGATCACGACGATCCTGACCGTCATCAATCAGAACTCCGAAGGGATCATCCAAGCTGGACTTACCCTGCTGACGAATCTGCTGTCCGGGATCGCCAGCAATATCGGGCAGGTCACTACCCAGATTGCAGCGATCATCACGGAGTTCCTGACGTCCCTGACCAACTCAGCGCCTCAGCTTGTCCAAGCCGGTCTGGACGCGTTGACCGCCTTCCTCAAGGGGATCGCGGATAATCTCGCGAACGTAGTGACGTCGGTAGCCGACCTGATCACGAAGTTCATCGGCGCCGTGGGGTCCAAGCTGGAGGATATCGCCAAGGCCGGGGCCGACCTCATGGTCAAGTTCCTCGGAGCCATCGCCAGCTATGAGCAAAAGCTCATAACCGGTGGCGTCAATGTCATCCTGAATTTCTTCACCGGAATCGGGCGGCAGATCCCGAAGATCATCGACAAGGGCGTCGAGGTCGTCGGGAAGCTCCTGCAGGGCATCTCGAAGGCGTTGGTAAAGCTGACCGGAAAGGGAGCGGATGCGGTCATCAACTTCCTGAACGGCATGGCCGACACCATCCGTACCAAGGGACCGGAGCTCAGGGCGGCCGGCTACAACGTGGCCGATGCGCTCATCGACGGGATCTGGCAGGGCATCGAGGAACTCGGCCACAAGGTGGTCGAGAAGCTCGGAGCTCTGGTTCGCCTTCTGCCTGGATCTGTCAAGAAGATCCTCGGCATCTCGTCTCCGTCGAAGGTGTTCCAGGAGATAGGCGAGAACACCATGGCCGGTCTCAGCAAGGGCATCGACAAGGGTGCCGACGGCGTGAACAAGACCATGTCCGTCGCCACGAGCGATATTCTCGACACCGCGTCGACGACGCTTGGCAAGGTGCCGGACGCCTTGGGCAAGATGACGGATATTCAGCCGACGATAACCCCGGTGGTGGATCTGTCGAATGTGAAGGCCGGGGCAAGGGATGTAGACCGGATGTTGGGCGGAAGCCCTCAGTTCGCCTATGCCTCCACTGTTCAGGCCAGCGCCATCGCCTCTACTCCAAATCTGTCCGCAGGGATGCTCGGGGGAGGAGAGAGAGGTCCTCTGGTCACCTTCGAACAGAACAACTACTCGCCGGAGTCGCTGACCCCGACCGAGGTCTACCGACAGACGAACAACCAGCTCTCGCAGATCAAGCAGGCGCTGGGGTTCGTGTCAGAGAGAGCCTTCTGACAAAGGAGATCATGTGCTGACCAACCTGGAGGTGTATAGTTCGCTGTCGTCGGCACCGGATCTGCCTCTGGTTGTCGGCTCTCTGGCGGACGAGGACCCGATCCATATCCGGAACATCGAGGGATTGGGTCCTGTCAAGGCAGACGTCAACACCAGCCCGTACGGGTCCCAGGACGGGGATTTCTATACGGGCAGCAACATCAGCAAGCGGAACATCGTGCTCACGCTGGGATTCAATCCCGATTTCGTGACACACACCGTGTCGAGCCTCCGGCAGGTTGTCTACGGATATTTCATGTCCAAGATGCCTGTCACTCTTCAGTTGTTCAGGGATGACGGTCCAGCAGTGAAGATCGACGGCATCACGGAGAGCGTCGATCCGAACATATTCTCGAAGGATCCGGAGCTGCAGGTATCCGTCATCTGCCCGCTTCCGGACTTCGTCGCGGTTTCGCCGTCCGTGGTGGAGGGAACTGCTCAGCCCGACCCGGAGGAGAGCGCGTTCACCCTGGTGGGGAACGTCGATACGAGCGGCAGGGTCGTCGTCACGACCTTGGAGGATGATCCTGCCCCTACCTACGACGGAACGATCACGCTGGAGCACAAGACTCTGGCTCCGGAGGTCAAGACGTTCGAGATCACCGGATCGGTGGCCGAGGGGCTCGATCTCATCATCGACTCCGCTCGTGGGGCGAAGGTGGCCGAGAATGTCATCGGGTCGGAGCACATCAACCTGCTCAACTCGATGACACAGGACTCCACCTGGCTTTCTCTCAGGCCAGGTACGAACAAGTTCAGAGTGCTCCTGGATTCCTCCGCGGCAGATAAGGCATGGACTCTTACATACTATGAGCGATTCGGGGGGTTGTGATGGACATATTCACCCTCGATTCGACTTTCCAGAGGGAGTCTGTCGTCGACGAGTACATATCGGCCATCTGGACGGAGCGATTCACCAAGAACGGCGATATGCAGATTGTCCTGCCGGCCACCCCGGAGCGGATCGGCAATCTCGCCGAAGGGAAGTTCGTGAGCCTGCTCGACTCCGACGTACCCATGCTCATCGAGTCACAGTCGATCGAGAACGGCCTGATGACGATTGTCGGCAAGACGATCGAGACGTTCTTCAACCAGAGGGTCGTCTGGATCACGACCGATCCGAGCGTGAGCACCTGGAACCTGAGAGAGTCTCCGGGAGGGCTTCTCCAGTCCATCGTCCAGGAGATGCTCATCCACGGAACCATCCTGGACAACCCGGCTCTGGGAATCGGAGGAAGCCTCAACGAGATCCCGTATCTCATCGTGGGCGATGTCTATACGGGAGACCCGGTTATCAGCTACAAGATCCCCATCGGGCCCGTGTACGACGCCATGCAGCCGATCGCCGAGACATATAGGCTCGGTATGAAGGTATATCTGAGCCGTTCGGATTCGTTCGGGTACGAGCTGACCTTCACCGTCTACAAGGGCCTGGACAGGACGAGCGACCAGCTCGAAAACAATCTTGTCCAGTTCTCATCGGCCCTGGATTCGATGACCAGCGTGAATGAAGTGAGATCGCTTGCGGATTACAAGACGGTGGCTTACATATTCCCACCGGATTGGTCCAGTGCCACTCCACCGGCCGTGGAGTACGCCGCCGGCACCGATCCGGCTGCGATAGGCTTCGACCGGAGGATCCTCGTGGCCAGAGCCACGGACATCACCAGCGATCAGGTGGCCCCTACGGTTCCCGGAGTCACACTGGCTTCGCTGATGACGCAGAAGGCGAAAGATGCCCTGGCCAACAACAACTTCACCAAGGTCGTCGATGGCGAGGTGGTTCCACAGGCCCAGTTCAAGTATGGAACCGACTACATGCTGGGCGACATCATCGAGCTGATCGGCCAGGACAACGTGGTCCAGAAGGCACAGATCACCGAGTTCATCCGATCGAGGGATGCCACCGGAGAACGTGCCTATCCGACGGTCTCCGTCATCTGAGAGGAGGCGAGATGGATCCAGTGATAGGCGTCATCATGGCAGCGGCCCTGGGGGCTCTTGGATCATATCTCGCCGTGGCCAGAAAGCTCTCCGGCAAGATCAACACCTCCGATGCCACGGAGCTCTGGAATGAGTCTCGCAGCATCCGGGAGTGGAGCGCAGAACGGATAGCCACGCTTACCGCAGAGGTATCGGAGCTCGAGCAACGCGTGGAGGTGGTCGAGGGACACAACCTTGCGCTGGTGAACGACAAGGCCAAGCTGCTGGACCAGATCCAGGGGCTCATGAAGGAACTCGAGGCCAACCGGAAGACTGTCGCCATCCTCACCAAGCAGCTCAACATGGCGGACGACAATATCCAGAAGCTCGAGCAGGACATCGTGGCTCTCGAAGGAAAGAGGAGGGGTGAGGTTGACTAGCGACGTCTACGACGACACCGCAAGCAAAGCTGTGAGAGACATCAAGAAGACCTTGCGCCGGCTTGTCATTGCCACGGTGGTGCTCTTCGTCGGCCTGGTCTCGGGGGTTCTCTACACCTGGAGCGTCTCCAGGAACAACCAGAAGGCGCTCTGCACGTATCGGGCGGACGTGGAGGCGCGTATCCAGCAGGGAGAGCTCTTCCTCATCGAGCATCCTAGAGGCGTCCAGGGAATCTCGCCCGAAGCCATCAAGCAAGGACTGGACAACCAGAGACGGGTTGCCGCGGCATTCCAGGACGTGAACTGCAAGGGGATCAACAGATGATCAAGGACAACAAGCTCTACGATCGGCTCAAGTTTCTTGCGCAGGTCCTGCTTCCGGCTCTGGGGACTTTGTATTTCGCTCTGGCTGGGATCTGGGGATTTCCGGCGGCGGAGAAGGTGGTGGGGACCATCGTGGCCGTGGACACCTTCCTGGGTGTGCTTCTCCATATTTCTACCACGGCATACAACGCCAGCGATGCCAGGTATGACGGGAATCTTGTCATCACCGAGCCGGCTCCGGGAAAGAGAAACTTCTCCCTGGAGCTCTATGACGACCCGGAATACCATCTCGAGGGAAAAGACCAGATCCTCTTCAAGGTTCAAAAGAATGCCTGATCGCGCCTTGATGTTGCTGATCTACATGGTCATCTTCGTCGTACTGATCGTCGTTCTCCTCATCATCGCATACCGGCTCTAGTCTCCTGTGGTCTCGCGGCCAGAACATGGCATATAGTGAGACCAAACAAAGGAGAGTAATGTCGCCGTTCAAAGAGAAGAAGACTTATGTCGACGATCTGATTTCGAAAACCGTGCGCGAGCTGCACGATCTGGAGATCGACTCCGAGGAGTACGCCTCGTTCCTGGACCGTCTCGGGAAGCTGCAGAAGATAAGGCAAGATGAGAAGCCGAATCTTCCCAGCCCCGACACGATCCTGACCGTGGGCGCCAACCTCGTGGGAATCTTCATGATCATACATCACGAGCGTGTCAACGTCATCACATCGAAGGCTCTGAGCTTCGTTCTGAAGCCGAGATAAGACTCCCTCCAAGGTAAGGCGAAGGCGCTGTGTAGAGATACATGGTGTCTTCGCTTTACATGGGGTTATATTTTTCGCGAGATTTACATGGCTTATAGTGAGACCCCTATTCTAAGGATAAAGCCATGAAGAACAAGATCGTCTCCATCAAGAATCACGTCGTTTGCCATCGCTTCAAGTATGGTGTTGCGGTCGGCCTCAGCGCCGGACTGTACCTCACCTACCGATGCGGTCAGCAGTATGCCGAGTTCCTGAAGGAGCACAACCTGTACGATGAGTTTCACGCCATCGGAATGGAAGTCTAAAGCCTCAGCCCCTCACGGGGCTTTGGTTTTTCGCGACGAAAACATGGCCTGTAATGAGACCACTAATTGAAAGGCTACCATGTCTGATTTGCCCCTCGCTGTTGAAATTGAAGTTCGTTTACGAGAGCTTGACGAGGCTCAGCGTATGATCGACCACGGACGGAAGACCATCCTCGGATATCTTCCTCCGATGCGAGCATACCTGAACCGTCGTCAGTTCGACCTGGACGTTCAACGAATCAAGCTCGAGGCCGCGAAGCAGTACCTCGCTGCCACCAAGGAGTAATCCCAATAAGAGAAATCATCACGGTTTCTCTTTTTCGCGAAAATTACACGGTATGTAATGAGACCACTACCAAAGGAAGTGTCATGAACCAGTTTTACGAGAACCTGAAGCATCAGGCCGAGGAGAACCCCGCGCTTGCTCTTGGTGTCGTCGCTGCCGTCCTCACCGGGATGGGCCAGCTGATCGGCGCCGTGACCGACCGTCGGAACTCCTTGGCCTGGGCTAAGGAAGTCGACCGCCGGATCAAGCAGTCCGACAAGTAGCAACTCAGCCTCAGCCCCGAAAGGGGCTTAGGTTTTTCGCGAAAATTACATGTCTTATAATGAGAAGGAAGTCCCGGTATCAAGAACAGTAATGTTTGAAGACTAACCGCGTCGGGACTATAAGGATCGAGCTAAATCGGTGAAAGCCCGTAACTACCAGTATCCTCCTTCTCTTTTATTTGTCAACCCATGGAAGGGAACCAATGATCAAGGAAAAGATGGAAGCCATAGCAACTGGTGAGAAGTATCAGAGGGTCAAGACGCATCTTCAGGAGAACAAGAGAACGTATCTTGCCGCAACAGGCGGTGCTGCATTCGCGGGAATTACATGTCTTATAGTGAGAGGCATTGCCTCACAATCTATCAATCGTGATGTTATCGTGACTGCTGGCCGTGATGCTATCGTGGCCAGGAAGAGGATTGTGATGCGCAATGTCTCTTTCATTTCTGCCGAAAGGCAGGGATCACCAAGCTGGGTAGTGAGATTGAAAGAGACCGGAGAAATCTTCACTTCGCAAAGAGCGGCTGCTGCCGCGACGGGCGTTACTGCAAGCAATATCTCTAGGCAGTTGAATGGCTTGCAGGAAAATGCCCAAGGTCTTCACTTCGAGAGGATCTGCCTGGCGGTCTAATTTCGCGAAGAAAACACGTCGTATAATGAGAGCCATTAGGTTGAGCGCATAGCGCACGCCCCGCTTTGAGTGCATAGCACACGAGCGGTTGGCTCTTTTTATTTCTCCCAATCAAGGAGGGCGAATGCGCCTCAAGAAGTCAAAGCGACTGTACTCGGTCGTTCTATATTTCTCGAACGACGTGACCCGGACCGTCATGGTGCAGGCCACATCGAGAGAAACCGCGGAGAAGCGCGCCATGAAGCGCAATCCCAGCGCGATCGGAGTCAAACGCAATGGCTAAGACGCGCATCACCTACACAGAAAGGACGTACCCGGATCGCATGTCTTACTCGGCACGGAAGCCGTATGGCTGTATGTCGTTCATCTTCGACGTCTTCATGACGTTTCTTACTGGTGGGATCTGGCTCATCTGGATCTTCGTCCGCGAAATGCGGAACCGCTAACTCGATTCAAAGGTATCCAAATGAACCTCAGCATCATCCAGCAGAAGGCTGGCCAGTTCCTCACCGACAACGCCTCGTCCATCCTCACGGCGGTAGGAGTCGCCGGGACGGTGGCAACGGGCGTCCTCACCGCCAAGGCAACGTTCAAGGCTGCCGAGCTCATCCAAGAGATCGAGACGCTTCGGGACGACCACCGGAACGAAAATGGCCTTGACGATGAGAACTATCCGATGACCAAGACCGAGAAGGTCAAGCTCGTCTGGCCACAGTACATCCCGCCGGTGCTCGTGGCCACTGCGACCATCGGCAGCATCGTCGCAGCCAACATGATGTCGGCGAAGCGCGCGGCTGCGCTTGCCGCAGCCTATGGCCTGTCCGAGCGGAATCTCCGTGAGTATAAGGACAAGGTCACCGAGAAGCTCGGCGTCGGCAAAGAGAAGGCACTCCGTGACGAGATCGCTCAGGATCGTGTTACCGAGAATCCCCCCAAGGAGGTCATCATCATCACCAACGGTGATGTCCTTTGCTACGACATGCTCACGGGGCGGTACTTCCAGAGCACGGTCGAGAATATCAAGAAGGCCGAGAACCGGATCAATCAGGAACTGTTCAATCATCAGTATGCGAGCCTGAGCATGTTCTACGAGGAGATCGGCCTTCAACCGACCAACTTCACAGACGAGGTCGGATGGAACACGTTCCAGACCGGAGCGCTCGAGGTCCGGTTCTCCACGACGACCTCGCCCGACGATCGCCCATGCATCGCCATCGACTTCAACAACCCGCCCAAGCCCGACTACACCCAGCTCTATTAGATGCGCATAACCCTGCTCATTGACATCGAGACCGATGACATAGAACGGCTTCAGCGTTACGTTGGAGAGCAACCGATCGTTCGCCTGGAGTTCCCCGAATGGCGGACATGGGGCCGCTTCATAGGGGCAAAGGAAGCAACCCACGGCCTGGAAGAAACCAACAAAGGAGAGTAATGCTCAAGAAGAGCATCACCTACACAGACCTCAATGGCGACACCGTCACCGAGGACCATTACTTCCACCTCTCCAAGGCGGACCTTGTGGAGATGGAGATGAGCCATCAGGGCGGGCTGGCCAAGTGGCTGGAGAGGATCGTAGAGTCGCAGGACGGGGCAGCGATCATCACGGAGTTCAGGAACCTCATCCTCAAGTCGTACGGCGTCAAGTCCGACGACGGGAGAAGGTTCATCAAGACGCAGGAGATGCGCGACGAGTTCCAGTCCTCGGAGGCATATTCGACGCTGTTCCTCGATCTGTGCACGGACGCCGGCGCAGCGGCCGAGTTCGTCAACGGCATCGTCCCGCAGGGGATCGACCAGGATGTGGCCGCGCTGGGACATCCGTCGGACACGGCGGCTCAGCCGGCGCCGACTTCCCCTGCGGAGAGGATGGGAAACGTCTTCGAACAGCAGCCCCCCCACGTCTTGACTCGCAAGGAGCTGGTCGAGATGGACGAAGCCGAGCTCAGGAGTGGCTTGGCGGAGGGGCGCTACAAGCTCTCCTAGAGAGGGTCTCAGCCCGGGGGCGCCAGTAAGGGTCCCCGGGTTTCCTCGCGGAGATTACATGGTATGTAATGAGAACCCTATCTAAGGAGTAGTAATGCTATCCAAGCTCAACTTGGTCGACATTGCCAAGGGCATGACCCATTACACTGTCTCGATCTGCGTGGCCAGAGCCGCACACACACTCATCGCCAAGAACACGAACATGAAGGAAGATGGAATCCCCATCGAGCTCATGAGCGCGTTCATCGGCGGTGTCGTGAGTGGTGCGACGTCTGACCTGCAGGAGAAGATGGTGGATGGTGTCGCTACCTGGCTGTCCGACCGGAAGAACAAGAAGCAAGACGATACCGAAGAGGTTACCGCCGAGCCTGTCGTGTAACAGGCAGACTGGAGTCCCCACATGGGATTTCAGTTTTTCAAATTTCGAAAGGAACCATGGAACATTTCCCACCAAACAGCCGGAAGGCGGCTTCTGACCGGGAGCGTGTCGAGCGAGTCACCTCCGAAGCTGTAAGGCGGAGAAAGCCTCTCGGCAAGCAGTTCAAGCGCACGTTCTTCGGCGGAGACGCCAATACCGCCGTGCAGTACGTCATCTTCAACGTCCTGATCCCAGGAGCAAAGGACTCAATAGTCGAGGCAGGACAGGGCTTCATCGAGAAGCTGGTGTACGGAGAAGCCCGGCCAAGACGGGGGCCGATGTCCAATCCCCTTGGACAGATCAGCTATCACAGGATGTCTCCATCGAGCGGGAGGCCCTCTCTGCCGCAGGCCATGTCCAGGCAGGCCAGATCGAGGTTTGCCTTCGACGAGATCGTCATATCCTCGAGGCAGGAGGCTGAGGAGGTACTGGACAGGCTCTTCGATCTGATCTCGAAGTACGACACCGCCACGGTGGCAGATCTTTACGAGCTGACAGGACTGGCCAGCTCTCATACCGATCACAGATGGGGCTGGACGAGCCTGCGTCACTCGTCTGTGAATCGAGTGCGAGGAGGAGGATATCTGCTCAATCTACCAGAACCGGAACCCTTGGGATGAGGGACAACCAGCGGTACGAGGAGTTCAAGAGATACGTGGTCAGCACCATGTATCCAGGTGAGTGGTGGGCGGATGTCGTCCGAAAGCTTCCCGAATGGCGGGTTCACGAGATCTACAAGAAGCATCTCGATGACCTGCGAGAAATCTACCGAAAGTACAAGGAGACGAGATGAAGTTCGTTCCCAACGCGGTTGCCAGACGGGCAACGCGTCAGATGCTGTACATCAAGAAGGACTCGCCCACGCTCCTCTTCGGAGCGGGTGTCGTCGGAATGGTTGGAGCAACCGTCCTGGCCTGCCGAGCCACCTTGAAGCTCCAGGATGTGCTCGAGACGTCTCAGAACGATCTCAAAACGGCCAGGACGCTGGAACATCGCGAGTACAGCGAAAACGACCGTAACAAGGACATCGCGATCATCTACACGCGTTCCGTCATCAAGGTCGGCCGGCTGTACGGTCCCGCGCTTCTGCTCGGAGCAGCCTCGATCGGGGCTCTGACCAAGTCGCACAACATCCTCACCGAGAGGAACCTGGCGCTTACTGCCGCGTACGCTGCCGTCGACCGGGCATTCAACGAGTACAGATCCCGTGTCGTCGACAAGTATGGCGTGGACGCGGATCGTGAGCTTCGCTACTCGACGGAGGAAGTCGAGGTCCTCGACGAGAAGGGGCGGATTGAGACCATTCCCATGGTTGGCCCGGGATCGGAATCGATGTACGCGCGATTCTTCGATCAGTACTCGCCGAACTGGTCGAAGGACCCGGAGTACAACTTCCTCTTTCTCCGATGCCAGCAGAACTATGCCAACGACCTTCTGAAGGCCCGAGGACATATCTTCCTCAACGAGGTCTACGACATGCTCGGGATCGAACGGTCGAAGGCGGGCGCCGTTGTCGGCTGGGTCATCTCCCACGACGGAGACAACTTCATCGACTTCGGCATCTTCGACGACAAGCAGAGCGCCCGAGACTTCGTCAACGGCCGAGAGGGGTCCATCCTTCTGGACTTCAACGTCGACGGCGTCATCTATGACAGGATCAAGGAAAGCCGGGGTGAGCGGGTCCAATGGCAGAGCTGACCGAAGCGGTGGCAGAGGCGGCCGAAGTGGTGGCTGACGAAGCCCTTGAGGTGGCGGAGGTGAGCCGGTCGTTGTCCGGGCGTGAAGTGCGTCTGGTCCTCATCTGCCTCGGATCGGGGATGATCGTCGGCGGAGCGATGGGCGCGTTCTTCATGGAGAGGCGTCTGCGGACCAGGTACGAGAAGATCGCCGAGGAGGAGATCGACTCGATGCGGGAGCACTTTCGCTCCCGTCTGGTCGCCAAGGAGACCAAGCCAGATCTTTCGGACCTGGGCAAGAAGGTGGAACGCCTTGGATACGTCCCTCAGCCGGAGATCAAGAACCCCGAGCAAGTGGCGGAGGAGACATACAACATCTTCAAGGATGCTGAGATCGTCGATGACTGGGACATGGAGCACGAGAAGGCGTCGCGGACCCCGCGAATGCCCTACGTGATCCACGTCGACGAGCGCCACGAGAGCGGCTACACCGAGTCGACTCTGACGTACTACGCCGGGGATGATGTCCTCTGCGACGAACGCGACAAGATCATCGAGGACCAAGACCTTGTCGTAGGGGTCATGAATCTGGACAGATTCGGACACGGCTCCGGCGATCCGAACATCGTCTATATCCGCAACGACGATCTGGCCATCGAGGTGGAGGTGGTGAAATCGGACCGGACGTTTGCCGAGGACGTTCACGGGATAACGCATTCGGATCCGCCGCGGGAGAGGAGACCGCGCTGGGATGAGTGATTGGGCAGAGGCATATCTGCACTGGCTGGAGGCCCAGGTCAAGGTCGAATCCCACAGGACGTACACGGACCTGCTGACGATGATGCATGCCCGGGAGTTCACCTGGTTCGTCCCCAACGATGACAATCGCCAGAGGGACGGACTGGACTTGCGGGTGGAGTTTCTCCGCGAATGCAAGGTGGATCTCGACATCATGTCCTTCGGTCCGTGCTCCGTGCTGGAGGTACTCATCGGGCTCTCACGCCGCTTGGCCTTCATGACCGACGGCACACCAGAAGGATGGGCCTGGCAGCTCCTGCTCAATCTTGATCTGGAGTACATGACCGATCCACTCTCCCAGCGCAAGGTCAACCGAGTCAACGACAAGCTGGACACTCTGATCCAGAGGACCTACAACCCCGACGGGACAGGAGGTTTCTTTCCCCTGGCGTGGCCCGAGGAAGACCAGAGGAAAGTGGAGCTCTGGTACCAGATGGGCGCATATGTGAACGAGATCCACCCAGATTACTGAAAGGAGGGATATGGACTTCTATCAGATCCGATCGAGGGAAACGAAGAAGGGAAGGATGGAGCTGTATCCCAACTTCCAGGTTGGGCGCTCCGAGGATCTGA